CAGACATCATCCAGCGGCCATCGGTCGGCGGGTATGTCCGCATGCTGAACCCGCCGTCATGCAACCGCTGCGTCATCCTCGCCGGCAAGTGGTTCCGCTGGAACGAGGGCTTCGAGCGTCACCCGAAGTGCGACTGCCAGCACATCCCCGGCGCGGAGAACGTCGTCGGCGACGAGCGCACCGACCCCTACGAGCTGTTCCGCTCCCTCACCCCTGTGGAGCAAGAACGTCTCTTCGGCAGGAGCGAAGCACGGGCGATCCGCGAGGGCGCCGACATCTACCGGGTCGTGAACGTCTCCAACCCGAAGCGTGGACTCGCGACCGCCGCTGGCGCTCGCAAGTTTGGGTCGCCGTCTCGGTTCACGGTCGACGACATCTACCGCAACGCCGGCACCCGCACGAGAGCGATCGCGATGCTTCGCGAGGAGGGCTACATCCTTGATCGCGGTCAGGTCGCGATCTCGCGCGGCCCGGGTGTCCTGACCGACGCTCAGGTCATCGCTGCTGGCCGCGGCCGCGGCACGGTCAGGATCGGCGGCCAGACCGTCACGACGAACCGTGCAGCCAGGTACGACGCCGCGGTGACCGGCCGGCGAGACCCGCTGCGCCGATCGACGATGACTGCCGGTGAGCGGCGTCTCTACGATGCGCATTTCCGGCTGGCCTCTGCGCAGCGGAACGGCGTCGTGCCGCGGTCGATTGGGCCGAGCTCCGCGGACCTGTTCGCGAATTCGATCCCGGCGACGCCGGCGAAGCTCGCTGAGCTGCGTCAGGCGCTCGAGCGTGAACTCGCGACCCTCTCGCCGCGCTCGTCCCGGGGGACGAAGGCACTCGCTGACGCACTGGACATCACGATCACGGAGCGCGGCGGCACCTCGCCGCTGCTCGGTGGAGCGGGGGCTGGCGGCATCAAGCCGCCGCGGCGCGGAGGCCCTCCGTTGCCGCCACCGGATCCCGATGACCGTCCGGCATGGGAAGAGTACTGGCGCCGCCGGCAGGAGGCGCTCGCACTCGACACCGGCGGTGACGTGCTCGAGCCGCGCGAGGTCGAGTTCCTCGAGCGGTTCCTGCCCGGCAACCAGGTGCAGTGGATCCCCCGCGATCGCGTCCAGCGTCTCCCGACGAACGACTTCGTCTGGGTGAGCAACGCCGGCCTCGTGATGGAGCTCAAGTCGACCAGCGCGAAGTACCAGTCGGTCCGCAACCACATTCACACCACCGTGGTTCGCGCTCAGGCCCGTGGCGTCGTCAAGGAGAACTTCATCATCGACCTCGGTGCCGCGCCACTCACCGCGAAGCTCCGCCGGCAGCTGTCCGAGTTCAACGTCCGGACGACGTCGACGCGGATCCGCCGGCTGTTCGTGATGTCGGCTGACGGACTCGAAGAGATCCGCCTCCTCTGAGGCAAAGAGGTAGGGCACCCAGAGCCCGCGTGTTCTGACGGTCCGTTATTTCAGGACTGACGCGGGGAGGTGCCCTACCTCGCCAGAGTACCACCGCCATCAACGCCGCGGCAGGTCTCACACCCACTTCCCACCGACTCCGGTGGCAGCGCTACGCGAGCGTGTCGCGGCACGGCCGACGGGCCATAAACGGAGGCCGACGGGCCGTTAAACGGAAGGTCACAACCCGATGGAACGCAACGCATTCGGACAGCTCTTCGGCTTCGCATCGCCTTTCCTCTGCTCCTTCGCCCCTGTGGACGAGCCCGGTGGCGGCGGGAACGACGACAAGCCGAAGGAGTTCACCCCGCCGAAGTCGCAGGAAGAGTTCGACCGCATCATCACCGAGCGAGCCAACCGCGCTGAGCGCCAGGCACGCGAGGACGAGCGGAAGAAGTACTCCGACTACGACGACCTCAAGAGCGACGCGGAGAAGTTCCGCGCAGCAGAGGCGGCCGCCAAGCCGAAGGACGACGACAAGCCCACTCCGGGAGTCTCCGAGGGCGACGTCGACAAGCGCATCAACGATGCGCTCGCCGCCGAACGCCTGGAGCTCGCACTGGAGCGCGTCAACGACCAGCTCGACAAGGCGCTGGAGGGCCGCACGTTCGCGGCATCGCTCCTGCTCACCCTCGATCGCAAGCAGTTCGTGAAGGACGGCAAAGCCGCTGACACGGAAGCGATCAAGGACTGGGTGAAGGACAACTCCAAGGAGATCGAACAGCCGGAACCGCGACGCCGCCAGATCCCCGGACAGGGCGATCGCGACGGCAGCGCGACCGGAGGCAGCGTGCAGTCGGGACGCGACATCTACAACGACCAGAAACCCAAGTCTCGAAAGGACTGACATCATGCCCAAGCTCCGCCAGGAGACCTTCGGCTCGGGTGACATGTCATGGATGGCCTCGGCTCACGCTCTGCGCAACGCGCGGACCGCGATCCTCGACATCTCGGCATTCACCAAGGCCACGCACTACCCGGAGGGCTACATCCGCTCCGGCACGCCCGTCGCGCTCGTCGCCGGGCTCCTCGTCCCTTACGACGTCACGGTGGGCACCACCACCGGCGCCGGCGTCCTCGAGGGACACCTCCTGACCGACCAGCCGGTCGTGAACGAGACGCAGGACTTCGGTGTCCCGCTGTTCGACCACGGCCGCGTGAACGCCGCGAAGATCGCGGAGTTCTGGCCCGGTTTCGTCAAGCCGATCGCAGCGAAGCTCGCTTCGCTCATCAAGTACGTCTGAGAGGGGCGCTAAACCATGGCACTTTGGACTGATGTGGTCGACCCGGCCACGCTGACCGGGTACGTCCGCGCCGCTCTCGAGGAACGAGAGCGAGCCAAGGGCACGCTGGCCCGCTGGCTGCCGAACCGACTCGTCGCCGACATCGTCGTGCGGTTCGTCGCCGGTCAGGCCGGTCTCGTCCCCGAGGCGCGCTACCGCGCGTACGACGCCGAGCTCGAGATCTCGAAGGGCGCGCCCAAGAAGCGCACCACGCTCGAGATCCCGTCCGTCGGCATCGAGGAGCCGGTGACGGAGTACGAGCAGCTCCGCAACCGCAACGCCGGCGATGACGCGGTCGAGAAGTCGATCTTCGCCACCGCCCGCCGCGTGGTCAACGCCGTCTCCGACCGTGTCGAGCGTCTGCGCGGCGTGGTCATCAACACCGGCATCGCGACGATCCCCGAGATCGGCGCCGCCGACTCGTTCGGTCGCTCCGTGGCGCACGACGTCACCGCGACCCAGCTGTGGACCGCGGCGAACGTCGACCGGCTCGCGTACCTCGAGCTGCTCCGCCAGCAGTACATCACCACGAACGGCGAAGAGCCGGGCGCACTGGTGATGTCCTCGCGAGTGTTCACCGCGATGGCGTCGGGCGACCAGTTCCGCACCCAGCTCGTCAACGGGGCATCGCGCCCGGCTACCGAGTCGGACGTGCGGGGCATCGTCACCGGCGCCGGACAGCCCGAGATCTTCAAGTACGACCGGCGCACCGCGTCCGGCCGCGTGCTCGACGACTCGAAGCTGTTCTTCCTGCCGGCGCCGGTCGAGACCGACGCGTGGGAGGAGACGGAGCTCGGCGCGACGTTCTGGGGTCAGACCCTGACGTCAACCGATGAGCGCTACGGCATCGAGGAGGACGAGCAGCCCGGCATCGTCTCCGGCGTCTACCGGGGCGAGAAGCCCCCGCTGATCGCGGAGGTCATCGCGGACGCGATCGCCATGCCCGTCCTCGCCAACGCCGACCTCAGCCTCGCGGCCAAGGTCCTGCCGTAACCGACTGCACCAGGGGGTGCCCGGCCAACGGTCGGGCACCCCTCCAACGTCTCAAGGAGAAGATCATGGCGCGAATCCGCGCAGACCTCTACGGGTCGGTGCTCGTCACCCTCCCGGGATCGAGCGATCCAATCGCTCTCACCGCTGGCCAGGAGGTGCCCGAGGGCATCGAAGTCGGGGACCACGTCCTCGAGCCCGGCAGCGGATCAACCACCCCCGCCTCCAAGAGCTCCGCGCCCGCCAACCCGGCCGGCACGGACGACGCAGCGAAGGCCGCTGCGAAGGCGCAGAAGAAGGCCGCCAAGAAGGCCTCGAAGGGCGAGCCGCCCGCATCGGTCCCGACTCCACCTGCAGCAGCAGCTCCCGCGGGTGCAGCTGGTGACGAGCTCGTCCCACCGCCGCTCAACGGCGCCGGATCCGCCGCCCCCGCGTGGCGCGACTACGCGATCAAGGCAGTCGCGGCCGCCGGTCTCGAGATCGACATCCCCGAGGACGCCAAGCGCGGCGACATCGTCGACGCGCTCAAGTCCGCCGGCATCCGGACGGAGTGACGCATGTCTTGGCCGACCGTCCTGCCGAGCGACGTCGCTGCCCGCTGGCGGCCCCTCACCACCGCTGAGCAGGCGATCGCCGAGACACGCATCTCCGAAGTGGAGGCGGAGCTCCGACGCGAGCTCCGCCTCTACGGCATCTACGGATCCCCCACCGATCTCCCGGCCGGCGAGATCTCTGAGTGGAACATCCTCTACGTCGGTGTCATCGCCGACGTCGTGCGCAACAGCCTCATCAACCCAGAAGGCTGGCTCGAGGTACGCGAAGAGCTCGACGACTTC